TTGTTGGCTTGTAATTGAAAGTAAGCAGTATCATCTAATCTGTGAGCTTGTGCCGTGACAGTGTTTCCGATGACATTTCCTAAAAAGAAATTGGCTGTGACATTTCCGGTCACGTTTACTTGACCCGCTACAATGACATTGCCGGGGGCCGTCACGTTACCTCTGATATCGATGTTGGCAACCGATGGGAGCGCAGTAGCGACGCCTTCCAATAACGCACCATTACCAAGGAAATATCCAGCCACGACGTTCCCGGCGACGTTTACTTGTCCGCTGACTGCCACATTGCCTCCCACCATCCTCACGTTCCCGACATTACCGCTGGTCGCGATGACTTGAGTAACATTAGCGTAATTGCCAATCACATTTCCAGTTACATTGCCTCTGATATCGATGTTTGCGACTCCGGTCAATCTCGAACTATCACCGACGAAGAAGGGAGCTACAACGTTTCCGAGGGCGTTTACTTGCCCGCTGACTGCCACATTGCCTCCCACCATCCTCACGTTCCCTACGTTGCCACTGGTTGCTATGATTTGATCGACATTCGCATAATTGCCAATCACATTTCCAGTTACATTGCCTCTGATATCAATGTTTGCGACTCCGGTCAATCTCGAACTATCACCGACGAAGAAGGGAGCTACAACGTTTCCGAGGACATTTACTTGTCCACTGACTGCCACATTGCCTCCCGAAAAACGAGTATTTCCGACGTTTCCGGTTGTCGCTATTACTTGATCGACATTAGCATAGTTGCCGATCACATTTCCGAGAACATTACCTCTGATATCCATATTTTGGACACCCGAAGTTATCAAGGACGACGCTACGACGTTTCCTAGAACGTTCACTTGTCCGCTGACCGCTACGTTACCTCCCGAAAATCGAGTATTCCCGACGTTTCCGGTCGTCGCTATTACTTGAGTGACATTTGCATAATTGCCGATCACATTTCCTCTGGTGTCTAAACTTGCCACGGTCGGCAATGTCGACGTGACGCCTGTCATGAGCGCTCCATTTCCGATGAAGTTCCCATTTGTCGATATTACATTACCCGCGACCGTCAATGAATCGAACTGTATGCCAGGAATGACTGCGTTGCCTGTCACGGTCAATTTATTCACCGTAAGCTCCCTTAAATAAGAACCATTAGCAAGCATTCGAATGTTCCCCTTGAGAGCCTGATTGCCTGTGGAGGCATCTATCCCGCCGAACTTCAATAAGTTGAGCTTGAAGGACGCGTCCGTCATCCTGTGTTATACAATTATCTAATATTTTTTTATAAAATAAACAACAATGCAGTTTGTCGATACAAAGTATTTCATATCAACAAACGATTAGCTTAATAAAGCATCGTCATTATCCAAGAATCGTTCTCGGTCAATGTCATGTTCTTGCGTTCGCGGCGTTCTTTCCGGAAGAGTATGCCGCAAAGAAGCCAGAAGAAATAATCCTTCACCAAAACGATGACAAACTAGACTTTCGACCTCATATGCTCCGGATCGGCACTAAGAGTGAAAACATGATAGACGCGCATGACAACGGTTGTCACGACGGCACAAAGACTGCACGAGTGAAGTGTGCTTCGTATGTCAACGGCGAATTTGAAAAAGAACATGACAGCAAAAGTGACGCCGTGAGATATTTGAAATCTATTGGATTTTCAAGAGCGGATGAACGTAATATCAATAAGATGCTCAGTGATGAGAGACAGACCGCATACAAACGCACGTGGAAATTGGCTTAATTATATTTTTCTGATATTGTTGGTTGTAACTTTCATACCTTTCAATTCACGTGTAATCCCTTTAGAAATAACTTCATATTTACCTGGCGGTAGAAGAACTTCGAGCTCGCCGGATTCGCCGAAAGGGTTCACGATGCACAATGCGAGGACATTAGATCCTTTTGGGATGACAATTCTCTGAAGTCGTCCTTTGCCGTTTTTGGATTCGGAATACGCTCCAGCGATCTCCATCGCCAGCGATGATGATATGAACTCCTTGGTTGTGAATGTTTTTTTATCGCCAAGTGTGTCAGTAAGGACTCCTCTGAAAACCGTCATGTTCTCGGTTGTCTTGGGCGAAGATTTCAGGATTCTCGTGAGGTCCTTGGAATATATATTAAGAGCCATTTTCATAGTTCTATCAGAAAAGTCATTTCCACGAAGTAGCATCTGATAGGCTTTATATCGATTTCCGAGAGGTGTGTTTGGGTCCGTAAACATATTTCTGACGTATTCGCGATGGTCTTTATCAGAAAACATCTCTTTGGATAGCGATTTCTTGCCGAACAACTTGACCTTCTGGTCCGCCATTTTCTTGATCTGAAAGAATAAAGGAGCCAGCAAACCATCTTGAACGACCATCTTAAGTTCAGCGGTCCCTGGAAGCTTGCCGGACCTCACGAATGGAGAAATCCATTGATGCGATCGGTTCGTGTATGTTGTTAGCGTATATAAATCATAATCGTCTAACTTCATATAAAAATCACTTTGTCTTTTTAAGAAACTATTATCTATTTTTTGAGATCCGAACTCGTCGGCGTTTTTTGTGTTTAGATCAAAGGCAACATCGCGTTGTCCGCGGACGAACCCAGTATCAGTAGGAATTATTCTAATCTGCGGTATTTTTATTTTCATCTAAAATAATATATTATACATATATATAATATTATGACGGTGATGGGATTTCTGAAACAAAACTGGATGTTGATTGCCGGCGCTCTGATTGTCATCGCACTTGTGATGATCTTTATGAGCATGAAGAAGGAGAAATATTACGACTACGAGATGGCCGGATGCTCTACATGCTCCGCTGGCGATGCCGGTGTTTTTGATTACGAGATGTATCAGAGTCCCGATGATTATTATGGCGACGGCGATGGAGACGCGGAGGATGACGAAATTTACGAGGATGATACATTCGCAGGAGACGACGAAAACGATTTAAACCTAACGGAGGATGTTACGTTTGACGATGATGATACTTATGATACCGGTGGTAATGACGCCGAAGACAGCATCGTGCTGTACAACGACAATTACGCCGATGGGTACGATGCTCAAGGCGAGGCCATGGCAGTTGCAAATGATATCCTGGCTACTGGGTTTGACGAAGAGGAGGCCGGTATGGACGCCGACATGGTGTTTGCCAAAGATCTCATGGACGGTGGCATGGACGGTGAGGAAGACATGAACGATGTGGACATGTTGGAGATCGACGAGCTCGACGCCGAAGAGGAAGACTACTCCGAACTTTAATAGATCAATGAAAACACAGTTTGTCGATACGAGGACATCGTCATATTGACATTCTGAAAATAATGTTTTGTTTATAATAATGAATACGCTTAGTATTATTGGTTTGACCATCGTAGGTCTGATATGCCTTTGGGTCCTGGCCATCTTTGCCGTCAAAGGATACGTAGATCACATGTCAACGTCTAAGAAGGAGAAGTTTGTCGTCCAGAATCGGCTAACGCGCGTTCCTCAAATGGCCAACTCTGAGACTCATGACGTGCTTGCGTATTCTCTTGGATACTCTTAATTAACACAAACGTTTGTCATTTGACCCTGGTGTGAAATTAACCATAAATACGGGAATTTCACAACAATATCACAAAACAAAACAAAATGAAGTTCTCCGCTCTGCTACTCATGACCGTCGCCATGGGAGCCTATGCTCGCATTCTGGAAGATGCACCAGCTCCTGCCCCATCTGTGTACGGTTATAATTCGGACATGGTGGAACAAGAAGGCGGAGTCGAGATGATTCAGTCCCTCGCCGAAAATGATCACATTCGTCTTCATAACAACTGCGGAGATAGCATGTCGGTGTATACATCAAGTGTTGTCGTGGCTCTGAAGCATCCTCATTTCCAGTGCGGCGTGGTCCCTAACATCCTTGTCAATGCTCATAAGTTCGTCGACGTTCCTGTATGGGGAGTTCAGCCATTTATGGCTCGGGTTGGCCTGCGAGCCTTTGATTCTAACGGACGTCTGCTTCCCTCTATGTCATACAACGCGGTGCGTAACTGGATGATCAAGGAGCGTCTGGCGAATGGTATCCCGATGCCCGGTGCCCGCGATGGTGCCATGATCGACTGCGAGCATGACAAGATGTGGTCATATGTGGATGTGTCAGGCGTTCGCGATGTGTATGTATGCAACCCTAAGAAGTAATTTGAAATTATGAAAAGTTTTATTTGTAAAAATTATATTTTGATACATTAAATATGGACTCGAGACTTTCTGAGGTATACAATCAAAGGGCCGCAGAGCTAGCTATGATCCCTGGATACTGGTATGGGATTCCGATGAATAAGTTCGAAGGCGGCGAACCCGCGATCGTCGCTCCTATTCAGGGACCCCCCGTAAAGAAAATCAAAACCAATATGGATCTCGTTCCGTCGACCGGCGATCTCGTGGCCATGCGCAATACCGTCGTTGCCCGGTATACCAAGAAACCCCTTGCGACAACCACGACGTTCACCGGTGTTCTCGGAGCAGATAAATTGAACACTCAAATCACTCAGGTGAAGAAGTCCGCTCTTCCGGTCGAAAACTTTAATATAATCGATACGGAAAAGTATCCGGAGCCTCCTGTTCTGTGGCAGACGTCTATTGGAGCACCCTCTAGGTTGTTCAATCGTCCCGATGGCACTCGGTACACCAGATAAGCATACATCAAAAAGCATTTTGTCGATACGAAGTATTTCATATCGACAAACACTGTAAAAGACCAACTACTTCAATGGCCGAATGGGAGTTAACTCGGATTCACATTGGCCATTGAATACGCAAGTGCTCGGATTTGCGTTAATTGTCTTCCCGCATACAGTTACAGAATACTGATCGTAATTTTTATATGGCAAGTATCCTAGTTTGTTCGCCATCTCCAGTGTTCTCTTGAATTGTTTCCAGAAGGGGGCGTCATGACCGTAGGTAGAATTCATAATATGAGAAAGTTCGTGTAGGAGCACGAAAAGAAGATCGTCTAGTTGCTGGACGTTACCAGCGTGGTCTCTCACGCACATAAATAAATCCGTTTTGTCCAGCGCATAAGCAATCGTGTCTGATTGAGGGATTTCTGTCAGACTGCCAGTCCAGTATTTTTGAATCCTCTTGATCGTAGTATCATTTGGATACTTGGCCGACGCGGCTGCTATGAAAGCTCTGGCCTTGTCTTCCAGAGACGCGAGCATGTCTGCAGCAGCGGCGTAGTCTCCCGTTTTTATGACAGAATACTTCTTGTTATTCACGCTGGAAATCACGTCGATTTTCCCAGACTTTTCTACGTTGTCTTTGAAAATCAGCGCTCCTAACGTGGTCAAAGCTATCGAAGTGAAAACTAAAGACATTTACATATAATAAATATTTTTAAAAAAATAAAATAAATATATCAGTATATAAGATATCATGCAGGCTCAAAATGTGAAGTTCCAGAACGCCCGCGCCAATCAGATCCCTCTGGTAGACAATCCGTTCTCAACGTACAACTACAAGTACATAGTGACCGAGACTCAGCCGACCGATGCAAAGAACGAGGCCATCTGGGGCCTTGTGCGCATGGGACTGAGCACCGAAGCCGCGAAGATGTATGACAATGTCGTAGTTTCTAAAACGACGAGATACTGCCGCAAATCCGAGGGTGGGTTCAAGGACGTCAACACTCAGTTATGGGGAACCTCCCCGTATCTCGGACTTGGTGATGGCATCATGTTCAACGTCAAGCAAAACAACGAACTGACTCGCGGGTTCGACTCTTCTCTCCGTGGCTCCAAGACCAGGTATCAGATCGATGATAAATCATTCATTCCTCTGACATGGCAAATGATTGACGTGCCTCTGGCAGCCGCCACCAACAAATTCATAGCTGGAACGGACTCAAGGCAAGAACAGGCCTACCAAAACCCATCAGTGTAAATTATAATGATACATTAAAATAGAGTTTGTCGATACGAAGTATTTTATATCGACAAATACAAGGAGTTGTGTTCAAACTTTATTTCTGCAAGTTCGCACGTGTAAAAGCAATAATTCCCTCGGCTGTCCTGGGACCCTTGTATTTCATAAGTCTTCTATCTTTTTTCAAAAGGAACAATTCGGGGAATCCGTTAACCTTGAATGTCGTTATGACGTTAGCATGTTGCTCGGCATCCACGGCATATACAGGAACTGTTTTTTTGAGCACCATCTGTGCCTTCTTAACGTGCGGAGCCATGTCATGACAGTGACCACACTGCTCCCACTTGCAAAACAACAGACATGGTGTCTGCAGATCGCGGCGAAATGGCAAAAAGGATTTGAAGGAGTCCTGCGTCATTTATAAAGATACAATTTGATTATATTTTTTTTGTTGATATGTAACGAACTCTCATATCATCAAATCAGAGTTATAAACTTATCCGACACCAGAATTACGAAATATAAAATGTCTTTCGTCGACGAGCTTAGGTCAGTTCTTCACGGACATGATCTGAGGTCTGTCGAGTTGGAGTTTCGAGTAGGATTCCAAAGGTCAACGGGGTTTGTGTCCTCTATCCCCAAACTTGCATGGGTATCCGCCCAGAACAAACTATCAGGCGGCAGTGAGACCACCACAGTTGACAAATACATAAGATCCGGAAAAGACGAGTCCTCTCGCCATGTCACGACGGCAACCGGTATGTATATGGAGCACAAGAAGAAAGTTGCCAAGGACGTTGTTTCTCCAGGAGGTCCCTTTTCTGTCAGAGGGTCAATCGCCCTCGAAGCACAAGAACCCATTACTAAACCACCAATCTCTTTCGTGATGCAAAGAACAAAGCACAGAACTTCGTTCACGAAGGGTCCTTGGCGGATAGACTTCACGAGGGTCGAGATCATCCCGATCAAGAATGATATTGAAGAAGTGTTCGAGATCGAGGTGGAGCTCGCGGACATTGGTTATTTCTTCGAGAAAGAGATCGACCTTGTGATCGCCGAGGGAAGAAAGATTGCACACGAGTTGGTTGCATAAATCATATTGACAATAACTCCTTAAATAGCTTAACACTGATACACATTTTGATATTATGAAGATCACTATCCAACATCGCGCTGCTTTATTGTCTACCGCGATAGCTGCAAGCGTCGATGGCATCATCCAAAAGAGGTCTCGTCGCAAATACGATGTGAAACGGACTCTGCGGGTCGGGTCATACGCGTTTTGGAGCACGTATCCACAATTGTCTTACTTCAAATGGTTGGGGTCGACATTCAAGGGATACAATGCAATAACGGTGTGTCAAAAAACTATGACGAATCAATTCATGTTCGCTCCCATCAACATCACGCTGGCAATTTGGTGGGACCTTATGCTTCAGAACAAGACAAAGAGCGAAGTGTTTGCCAAAGTGAGTAAAAACATGGGTCCGGCATTGATGGAAGGGTCGATTTTCTGGGTTCCAGTCAACATGCTGGGATTTTACACGATTAAGAATCATAATCAATTCATTTTCTTCAAAATAGCGTCTGTCATATATAAATTTATTCTAATCCCCAGAACCAATAGTTAAATATATACATATGTAAATATGGAATTCAGACAACTAGCAGATATCGTTACAAAAACAGGAGTCACGTACGAAGTCGCGCAAGATGGCACTACGCGTTCGGTAACGAAGAGCGGGGCGACAAAGATACTCAAACCGCAAGGAAAGAGAATAAGCATAGCCGGTAAAATGATAAACATAAGCGATTTGATTAAAGACGCCGGGTGGCTTTCAACCATCGGAACTTCGGATCCATCAAATCCAAATACGGATGGAGAAATATTCGAAAGCATTCGCACAAGCAGTCAATATGAATTATTTATAAGCACATTGGGGAGACTGAAACACATATTTTGGAATGGACATGTGATAACAAAAACCGCGGAAGAAATGTGTAATGAACATAAAAAACACATATCGGATGAATGTCCTCGCATAGTCGTCAATGGTCGTCATGTAAAATTGAACGATGTAGTCGTCAAGATATTCATAGGAGAGATTCCAGATGGCTTTTGGGTTTGTAACACCGATGGCATCAAGACGAACACGCGTCTTGGAAATCTTCGTCTCGTAGGTGACAATGAACACGTACATGTTGCATCTTTCATAGACAAGAAACTCGATAAAATGCATCATAGCAAAGAAGCCGCTATAGAACATGTTATAAATGAGTATTCCAATGCAACGATAGAAGAATTGGAAAATGTGTTACGTGATATGGCAGACAGTAACGTACCAGCGATGGTATATGGTCGCACATGGATTCCTGTTAATTAGTCAATGTGTAAAGAAAGACGCACAATTTCGTCAACGTCTTTGGGGTCATACGTATTCCAAGATTTATATATGCGGATCGTTACCACGGACATTACTCCTCCTAGCATGAATAGTCTTTTCATTATATTGTATTACATATAATAAAAACGATTAAACTACTTGAATGACTTTGTCGAACCAGCTTCCTTGCGACGGAGGCGTTTAGCGTCGGCAGCTGCTTTATTTGCTGCCGCGAGCTCTGGGTTTGCTTTGGCCTTGTTGATCTTTGCCTGTTCCTTCTTGGCAGCCGCCTTCTCCCCCGATGACATTTTTGGCGCTGACTTCTCTGGGTGCATTATGTATATCTAATATAATAATTATGACATTTTGTCGATAGTATATCTTGTATCGACAAATTGTGTTTTCATGGTCTATCAAACATTGTACATTATGCGACTCCACTCGGCCATTGGGGTAGCTAGCCCCGGCGGAGTGAGTAAATCACCGCGTTCATTGACAGGATACCCTTGAAGCCCGTCAAACATTTCACCTTCCACAAGGTCCTCGATGATCGGGGGTGGATTGTGTAAGTTGCGCATTGGCAGCGTCGTGTGTGGCGTAGCTCCCATTATTTGAGCAGATGGCAACTCGCTAGCTGACTTGACGATCTTGCCATCCATGATAAGGACGGCTCCATTGGCATCGTAAACATCAGTCGCGATGTCAAACTCTTCCATCATGTTGTCCGACTCGATCGCAGCAATCGTCTTTTCGTCCATGGTGGAGAACCCCTCGAGCGTGCGGTCCGAAGCAATTGCGGCATCCGTGCGCGCGTCTTTGGTGGTGAATGCCAGACTGGTCTGATCGGTAACGCCAAACGTGCCGAACATCGCCGGATCCGAGAATTGAACAGGAGCTGCTGCAAGGGCGGGATTTAGAGTTCTGGGATCCGCATACGTTGGGGGGCGCACTCCCTCGATGAGACCGTTGGTTGCCTTCTGAACTTTGACACTGCCTCCAAACGTTGAAAATGGAAGGTTTTCGTCGATGGTGTCTTCGATTGCATTTGCCCCCATCACCACGTTTGTGGATGCTTGGATGTGCTCTATGGGGTTTGCAATATCAACTGCTTTTGGCGCGTTGTTTGCAGCTTTCTTTTGTTGCAGCATCATCTTTATCTTCTGTGTCTCTTTCTTTACATTCGTGACTGCCTTGCTGAGTGCAGACTTTGCCGATGCGATCGTTGCAGGGAGTGCTTTGATTTGCACATTTTTGTTACATCCGGTCGGTTTTCCGAATAGGTATTTGGACTCTGCATATGCCATGTATCCAACTATCAAGACAACTAGTATCGTAATCAGCAAGTTTAACATTGTTTAATGTACTCAAATATATTTTTTTTAATGCAATCACATATACTTGACTTCTACGATTTCTTCGACAACTTCCTCCGACTTGTAAATCTTGAGTGAGCATCCGCGAATGTATTCCGTGGTGTGCTTCTTTCCGTTGTAAGTAAGAGTTTGTGATCCGATATTCTTGATTCCAAACTTGGCAAATGGTCCGTCGAACACCATGTCGGTGAGTTGCTTGGTGTGAAGACTGTTCATGCTTGCGTGCTCCTTGAGAGCCTGCTTGAATTCGGCGAACGAACAGATCTCCTCGTCGCCAATAATGACTGCGTCGGATGCCAGGAAGTTCTCGATGAAGTTTGTGGCACGCGCGAGGGCATCCCGAGTGTTGATGAAATATGTCGGGAGAACCGACCAGATGTTGACATCTGAGTGCCGCTCGGCCATATCCAGATATGCCTTGTTGCATTTTCTAAGAATGTTCGGGAGTTCCGTGTTGAGCTTCTCTCCCAGCTTCATATCTCCTCCTCGAACGGGCTTCTTGAACTCGAAAACGACAATACGGCGTTGAATACTTCCGCCATTATCCGCCCATCCAGGCACTTCATTACCCGCCAGAGCCATTGGTACATTCCAAGCGCACATGAAAGCCTTCTCGTGCTTCACGTTCACTTGCACTTCCTCACCTGATACCAGAGACTGGAACTCCGCCTGCTCGATGGCCAGGTCACTCTTGATCTCGGGGGCACAGACCAGATACTTGTCATGAAAAGCAGAAATACCGAACTTGCGCTCGATGTTGTTGGACAGGATGCCGACGTCGATCGTCTCGAAAAAGTTCTTGATAACCTTGAGGATGATCGTGGACTTACCTGTCGCGGCGAGCCCCTGGAAGAACGGGATGACTTGCCACTGGTCGCGCTCGTTCACCGGATACAGACACCTGCCAAGCAGAGCGAAGAGCCAGCGACGAACCTCCGGCCCCCACTCCTGATAGTTCGCGATGGAGTCCAGGTGCGGGGTCGGGATGTCCATCCAGTCGTCATACTCCTTGTCATCGAAGTCTCCCTCCACAAATTTGCAAGAAACAACCGAGTCTGACAACGGTTCTTTCTCAGTAGCAAAGCAGTGGAATCTGTCCTCTCCTGCAATATAAACACCGTTGTAGAAAGAATACACGCCGCGAGACTTGTTGAGGTATGGAAGCTGGTGGTCGTGACAATGCGTAAGATACTCTACCGCGGAACCAACGTTCCTCATGTTCTGGGTCGCATTCTTCCATTGCTCCCAAGAAATTTCCTTCTTGAGCCTCGAATATACGAAATCCTTGATCTCCATCACGGCACGCCACGAGTGCATGTCACGTCCGTCGATGATGATGGGTTCATACAACCATGAGCCATATTTTCTGAACTTCTTTTCCATGGCACTGTCTAGCAGGAACAGGAGAAGCTCTTGGAAAGAGCTCACCTCGCCGTCGATGAATCTGAATCGAAGCGCCCATGTTCCCAGTTGCAAGTCCAAGTCGCCGTCCAGTTCTACTACACCGTCTTCGGCTCCCAGTTGATGAACTGCCAGCTTCGCCTGATAAGCGCTCAGAACGACTTTCTTGGAGTAAAAGATCATCTCGAGGATCTTTGTTATCTTCTTAAGATTAGAAGCCTTCGCAGGATCCTCATTCATCTTGCCCGGCATGAGGTTCAGCTCACGAAGCCTGTGATACAGTGAGATAGCCTCGATCTCCGCTGCAGTGATCTTATCGTTGATTTCGTTCAATCCAAAAGCCCCGCGATCCTTCTCGATCGATGAAAAGAGGTCGTCGCTGAAATCTACTCCGAGTGCCGTAAACATATGAATCGTCTGCATTTCAAACGTTGCGCCGACATCGTTCAGCTTCCATCTCTCCACAAGCTCCTCTAGCTTTTCCGCGATATCTACTGGAGATAGTTTCTTGATGATGGTTGCAATGTCTTTTTCTCTCTCCTCGTTGTTGTCTGCCTTGGAAGACTTTGGGTTTGCCTTGTTCGAACCCATTAAGTAATCAGGATATAATTAATCCTTAAGTTTATCATTCCAATATAAGGCAACCATCTGACGATGTGTTCTGTTCTAGAAGTGTGAGACCTGGATCAAATGACACATTTTATGAAATATCATCCGGTACTTGAAATATTCAGTAGTAAAACGACAAACGACATTGAAGATGATATTGACGTGCATAAAAACTTAACTAAATATATATAGTAGTTACATAATCATATTCGTACCACATCAATGGCGACCAGTTGCGATATACCCGATGAATATCCCGGCCCTCCGTCTACAAAATCTGGAGTTTTATTCACCAAAGAAGACATTGAAAAATTGATAGGACTGCCCGTTGTCAATTTTTCACATTATTTCACTGCATTTTCGTACAACTCCATAGAAGAAGGAGGGCCGACATACGAGACGATGGAATTTGTAGGAGATTCGGTACTCGGGTTCATTATCGCCAAATATTTGTACGACACTTTTCCAGGGAAAGGCGAAGGAGTTCTCACCCGTCTTCGAACCAAGTTGGTATCCGGTAAGTTCCTTAGCAAGCTAGCTCTTGATCTTGGGCTCCACAACTTCATTATAATGAACCAGAAGGGTCTTTATAAGGGATGGAATACCAATCCGAGGATTGTCGAAGATGTTCTCGAGGCTCTCATAGGCGCTATTTATCTAGACCTCGGAATACCTGCGGCACGGCATTTTTTCATGAACGCGTTGAATAAGTACGCCAACATGCACGATATCATGACGGATACCAACTATAAGGATCGCCTGCTAAAATATGCGAGGTCGGTCGATTTGGGAAAACCGGAATTCGTCACGACATATGAACGCGGCGGAGGCAGTCCCAGCTTTGTGGTAGATGTCAGCTTGAACGGACGAAAAGTGTCGGAGGGAACGGGAAGGTCTCGCAAGGATGCCGAGCAAAATGGCAGCAGAATCGCTCTCATGAATTTCGGCGTGAAGGAAGAATATATCGCCTAAAATCAATAATAAAAATATAAATATATATTAAATAATGGAAAACAAGAATATCAACTTTGATCCCAATCTGTGGGGTCCTTCATTCTGGTTCGTAATTCATGTTTTGTCGCTCCGCTACCCCGTGAACCCGACTGCCGCGGACAAGAAGCACTACGGCACATTTTTCAAGTCTCTCCAATTTGTCCTCCCATGCGACGGAT